TTGGCAAAACTTTGACCGCCTTTAAGAGTGGTAAGTGTTCCGGGTTTGCGTAACTCTAGCCAGGTACTGGGCCCACTGTCGTTCCACGAATACAATATTTCATATCCGAGGCTGGTTACTAAATCTTTGACGAGATATCCGGGAGTGTAACAGGCATAATGTTGTTCAACCAGCATAACGGCCTTTTCACGGTCGCAGTCATTGAAGGTCATGATCAATATGCCTCCGGGTTTGAGTTTTTGAAAGATTTCAACGAGATATTGTTTAATGACTTCCAAGGGACGGAAATTAAACAAATAGTAAACCAAACACATGCCAAACTGACCATCTGGTACCTTGATCATCATGGGCTCTGTTTGTCTCTCATTGATCACATAGGGTCTTAACCGACGTTGATATTGCTGTGGAAATCGATCAATGGTTGGCTCCAATAGTTCATAACTTTCATCAATGATGTATAAAGGATCAAAACTTACCATGTCGTAGATAAAAGTTTCCAAGGCCGGGCGTATGACCATACCAGCATATTGCCAATCAGTATAGTTTAAAAGACGTGTTTGTAGGGCGATGCGAGCTTCGGTTGATATTGAACTGTGTCGTCTAAGAGTGTACTCTGCGGTTTCGTGGCACATTTCAGATTCGTACAATCTATAACTTTCAACAAACCAGGCTGGTTCTTGCTGTGCAATTAATTCTTTGGTTTTTTGTCTGAGTTGGTTTAACAACTGTTCAAATTCCTCAAAGTTTTTTTGTATGATTCCTTGTTGAGCGGTCAATTGATCTGTAAATTGATCTATCTGCACGCTGTTTGTTTGTGCCATGTGTATGATCCTGGCTAAATCGCGATCAGCTGTTTTGCCAACAAGCAAAGCACTGGTTTCTTCCAAATAATTGCGATAGGCGATCAGTTCGCTCAGTTTCATATCACCACTCGAATAAAGTTTGAAAGGTATTTTCTGTGTTGGTGGATGACGCTAGATCCCAGTCCAACACCCCTAGTAGGTTATCCAATTTCTGATCCACCACTGTGGCTTCCATTTCGCTGTCGTCGAAAGGTAGTTCTTTGAACCAGGCTGGCAAATGGATCTCGTCTGTGGGGTACCCTATGCTGGTCCAGCCCAGGGGATTGGATTTCAACTTGCACACAATGGTCTTCATGCCATCAACAATCTGCATGCTGTACTTGTCTGAATTCATTCTGCGTAGATTGTTCCAGTTGATGGCCGCACGCACATGGCCTGGCATGTTGGCTCGGCCCTGTCGTTCTTCTTCCTTGGCATACTTGGTCAAGTTGTTTACACGCTTGGGACTGCCCTTCTCCCAACCTGGACGCTCTTTGAACTTGTACTTGAACTCGCGAATCTTTTCAATGATCTGCTCACGATTGGTGCCAATTAGAACCTCGTCGAGAATTTGGCTTAAGAACTCTTGGATGACCTTAGGAGTGTCACTGCGCTTGAGATCGAGACCCATGGCTTTTACCTTGCCAGGACTTCCGTGTGTGTCCACACGCTTGTTCTCTTTGTCGTAATACATGACAGCATACCGCTTCTTGGTAATAAACAGGCCTTTGCTGGCCACAATCTCTCGACCACCTCGGATCACATCGCCCATTTCTCTGGGCACGTGGAATGCCTGTTCCATAAAGCCAGGAAACGATTCGTTAACTTGATCAGCAATACTGTTGTACAGTTGTACAGCAATTTCACGACTCCATGTCATCGTGCCGGCTTCTATTTCTTTTTGCAGCACTGGATACGCAGAGAAATAACATGAGTCTGTGTCACCGTAGATGATTGCTTCACCTACATGATCATATTTGCCAGTGATACATTCATTTACATAAGCATCCATGTGACGGGCAATGGCACGACCAGTAAGAGTTGTGGATTGGCCAATACGCTTGTCAAAGAACCTGCAACCAGGATTAAGAATAGCACCATACAAACTGTTGAGGTTAATCTTTTTAACCAGTTGTCTTTTATCCCAGTACTCTTCATCTTCTGCATTTTTACACTCCTTTAGTCGGGCCTGCATTTCTGTGCGCTCGGCATACCAGCGTTTTAACAAGCCAGGAATAACTGCTTCCTTCTCATAGGTAAAGATAGTGCCGTTGGCCGTGATCATCCAAGGATGGTTACTATCAAAAATTATCTTCCATACGTCAGCGGCACTGTGTACACTTTCTTCACCATCATTCCAATCAATGGTAATTTCTGTGCCCGGTTCAGTATTCATCACAGCCGTGTATTCTAGACTGCCAAATAGGCCCTCCCATGCTCCGGCAAAGCTGGAACCACTGCGTATCTTATCACTGATATATCGTTCGGTCATTACAGGTCTTAGTTGTCCGACGATGGTCTCTGGTCCCATGTTGAGCGCACGGATGGCCGACGGATACAAACTGTTGATGTCTATACTGCCCACATACTCGTGGATGCCTTTCTTTGGAAATGCAACATAAGCTCCAGCGGCCTGCGTATCCTCATCACTGTAACGTTCTTTGCGGTTGGGCACAACCATGCCACGCTCGTGTGCTTCGTTGATAATGGCCTGTTCTGTTACGGCCACAGCACCCATTGTGGTTTGTAGTAGCACAGTATTTTCATGTGCCAAGGTGTTGGCAAGATCCAAAAACTTTAATTTCTTGTCCAGCTTGGCCAGGATCATTGTGTCCTGTCTGTTGTACTCGATAAACCGTTTGAAGTTTTGGTTGTACAATTGATCCAGTGTGCCTTCAAATACTGTCTTGGTTTCTTGCAGTTCATATTCGGCAATGGCATCCAGGCTATAACTGTGACGTTCTTCATAGGTATACTTGCGATACAGTTGCATATAGTCCATATGCACACGACCGATCAAGTCATATGTTTCATTCTCTGCACCAAATCGTTCAAATGTACGCTTTTTAGGATATTGATTCCATAAACAAAATCTACGTGTGTCATCCTTGCTGAGCACACGGGTAACACGATTTACTGTGTAGGGTATATCATAACCCTCACTGTTCCAACCTGACAGTGCATCTGCGTCTTCGATCAGATCCAAGAACGTTTTTAACATTTCTTCTTCGCGATCAAACACAATGCAGTTTTCAAACTCTCCGGCAATCTCATCCGCAGTAGCACGACTCATGTGCCGGGGAGGAACAACCAGGGTGACCATTTGATCTAGCCATTGCAAGTAAACTGAGATAGCAGTGATGGCATTGAATGGATCTGTTGTTGGGCTAAATCCACGTTCTGGATCGAAGTCCACTTCAATGTCAAAGAACGCTACATTTAGTTTTGGGCCGTCTTGGCCCTTGTAGTTTTCTTCCAGGCAACGGAATATTGGATTGATGTCCGATTCATACAGTTGCTTGCCTGACTGTATGCGGATCTCTTTGCGGAACTCTTTGTTGTTGCGAGTCGAGAAGCGGCTGACTGGCGTGCCGAATAGGCTAGTAAATTTACCACGAGGGTCATCATAGTAGAATGTGTAGTTGGGTGCGTATTCTTGATAGCGACGTTCGCCATCTCTGCGTTCAACTACATGTATGCGATCGTGTTCACGATCAAATAGTGCATCAATATAACTCAAATTTTTCTCCGTTTATGGCCGGTTGACCATGATTCATGTTCGTGACGTGAACGACTCGCTGTTGTTAAAACAGTACTTATAAGGTCTTGCCCACAGTGGTCAAGATTTGTTCCAGCAACTCGTGATCCTGTTGTTCGCGACCAAACTCACTCTTGTGTGCCAGACGGATGGCTTTTTTCAGCACATTGGGTTTGATATCTAACTCTTCGGCAATGGCTTTCACTGTGTCGTTGAGGCCGCCAGTGAGTGTTTCAATTTCGTGCATGACAGTCATGCCTTCATTGATGACCTGATTGAGTTTTTTGGTTTGATCTGCATTAAAGTTGCGACTGTTTGACATTTAGATTTCTCCTGTGATAGTCTAATTATTATACATGAGTCTTTTGGCAAAGTCAAACAAATTTGCTCACTTTTGGCTCAGCGGGAGCGAATCGCATCACCAGCCCAGCAGCCGGGCATTCGGTCCTAAGTCCAAATTCTATTTGCGTCCGATTACCATGTAACGAGTGTATTCAGTTTCAGGATCACGCAGTTGCATTCTGCCATGATATAACACTTCGCTTAAAGGAAAACGATCTATGATGTCTTGTGTGCTGGAAAAGTTAAGGTTGGGATCATGGTCACGTCCTTGGAGCACCACCAAGGTCCCGTCGGGTATGCTCAAAAACCATGCTCGTCCCGGCATGTTAGTGAGGCTGGTATTGACCACAACACCAGAACTACCCAGCTGTCTGTAATCAAGTCGATTGGCGTCGGTCAGCATGTATTCCACATTGTCAGCACCAGCCAGGTCCAATAACCGACGGCTGGTCGTCAAAAACTCCTTGTTCTTTTCCACAACTATTATTTGATCTGCAGTGATCCTTGGTTGTAACTTCATGTACAAGGCCAGGTTGCCATACCAGGCTCCCAGTATGTAGACTGCACTGAAATCTTGTTGTATGCGTTCTAGTTCTACCAGCAACCAGACCTTGCTGGCAGTGAGGTCACGTGTCATGCTGCCTGACAGGCTATTACCACTGCTTTCGTCTAGATTAGGCTGGTGCGTATGGAAGTCTTGGAGTATCACTACCGTCGTCCTCGGGATAAACTGGATAATTATTCATCGGTCACAGGTCCTCCTT